TGTAAATCTGCACCGACTTGAGGTAGAGGTTTTTGGTGAGACCTGCACTCAATCCAAGTGCATCTACGTGAAAGCCGAATAAATGCGCAATCCCCTGATTCGCTTGGCCGTTCTGCTTGCCGCAATGTGTTCGCTTGTTGCTGTGAGTGAGTTCCATGCAAAAAATTTTGCACCCAATTCATACGGTAATTCAATAGGTTAAATCATGAGTTTTTCCAATCAGATGCCCCTTCCGTTGCTTGGCCGCATTGACCAGCCATCAGCCGCGCCCAGCGAATTGGTCGCTATTGCAAAGACCTACCGCGAAGCCGTGCAAATGGCTTGGCAGTTGCGCCGGTCAAAGGGCATGACGCAAAGCACCCTAGCAGAGCTTGCAGCCCTTTATCCAAGTCATGTGACCGATTACCTATCAGCCACGCCAAAGACGCCCAGGGAGCTTCCTGCGCAGCGTATCCGTGGGTTTGAGTGTGCAGTGGGCAATACGTTTGTAACGCAATGGCTCGCAGCTCAGGCACACCTCACGGTTTTGGAGCAATTGCAGGCAGATCAGCAAGTGAGGAGGGTCGCTTGAACTATTACCCATTCCATATTGGCGACTACGTGAGCGCCACGCGGCACTTGAGTTGGGATGAAGATGCGGCCTATCGCCGCCTGCTTGATGCTTGCTACACGACAGAGAAGCCATTGCCAGCCGATATGCGTTCTGTGTGCCGCTTGGTTTTAGCGACCACAGAAGCGCAGCGTGAGGCCGTCCAAATTGTTCTGAATGAGTTCTTCACCTTGACGGATTCGGGTTGGGTAAATGGCCGTGTGGAACGCGAAATTGATGCCATGTTGGAGAAGCAGCAGAAGCGGCGCGAAAAGAAGCTGAAGCCAAAGCGGCGGCACTGAAAGCGCAAGGCTTAGACCTGCAATTACGCCTATATGATGCACTCGGGCAGTCTGCTGAAGCATTGGCTTTACGCCGCCAGATGGAGTTAGACGCAACTGACGAAACGCTGCGGGCTTTACTCCTGCAAATCTATGCGGCAGAAGATGCGGCAGCTGCTCAGCGTGAACTTGCATCAGCGCAGGAAACGGCAGCGCAGGCAGCAAGAGATGCAGCATCAGCGGCAATCGATGCAGCACAAAACGCATTTGGTAAGCTGCAAGAGTCTGCACAGCGCGAAAAAGACCGGTTAGGCACTGAGCTAGATTTAAAACTTGAGGCAATTAACGCAGAAAAAGACCTGCTGAAGCAGCAGCGCGATTCTGTGATTGACGGCTATCAAGAGCAAGGCAAAGCGGTTGAGCAGTACATTAACAAGCTCGAAGGTCTTAACGACATTCTGACCGGTTTCTTGTCCGATACCGGCACGCAAGCCAATCCATTTAAAGAGCTTGCGATGATTTACAACGAAGCAAAAGCTGGATTGCTGCCGGAATCTTCGCGTTTATCATCTGTGCTTTCTGGCGTATCTAGCGCAGGCTCGGCAGGTTTTAGCTCTGCATTCGAGCAGAACCGCGCAATGGCGATTGCTCGCAACCAAGCGGCAGGCATTCAGGGCGTTGTCGGTGGTGCGATGGGTGGTGCCAAATCGCAGCTGCAATGGATTGAATACCAAGCAACAGCAGCTGATGAGTATTACATTGCGCAACTTGCCAAGCTGGACCTTGCGGCAGATGCTGCGCAAAAACTCCACGATGAGCAGGTCGGCAAGATTGATGAGCAGTTAACCGAAGCTCAGAAACAGCTGAACGCGCTGCTTGGCGTTGATGACAGGCTGCTGACTATTGACCAAGCGCTGATTGAATTCTACGCGGCGATGAGTGCTGCAAACGAATTAGGCTTAGGCGTGGCGTCAGAGCAGGTTGCAGCAATCAACCGAGTTGAGGCGGCAATTGTTCAAGTTGGTCAGCAGATTGTTGAGATCACAAAGCCTGATGGGCGCGTGTGGGTGCCGCCAACAATGCCGGATAGATTCACAACTGACGGGAAGGTTGTCACGCAGGAAATGCTTGATGTGTTAACCCAAATCCTTCACGCGCAGGAAGCGACAGCTAAACATACCAAAACAACTGCGGATGTCGTAGAATTGAATCAATACGAAGCTCAGGAGGCTGCGCTGTGATTGTTGTTGAACCCTATGACATTATCGGCGGCTTGCTGACAACATCGAGCATTCCAGAGCCTGACGCAAGCGCTGGCGAGGTTACTTGGTCTGCCTACACTGCTGCGATTGGCGATAGGCGTATAATGACTACAACTCACCTGCTGTATGAGTGCGTCGCTGTGACAACTGACGCGCCAGATGTAGGCGCTGCTAAAGCTGTTCCGACATGGGTTGTAGTTAGCTACACAAACCGTTACCGCATGTTTGACCAAGTAAACTCCAGTCAGTCAGCAACAGCAAGCCCGCTAGTTGTGGAAATCACATCACCTAAAGGCTTTAACTCAGCGGCAATCTTTAATGCCGCGGGCGTGACTAGTGTGCATTATCAAGTGCATACAGCGAACGGAGCATTGTCTTACGACAAGACCGTTGATGCGATTGATAACAGTGAGGTGTTGGACTATTGGGAATACTTCAACCTGCCCGTTGTTCAGCGTTACAAATTCTTTGTTAACGATATGCCGAAGTCAGCAGGCGCAAAGTTGACTGTAACAGTTAACGGCAGCGCGGCGGTGTCGGTTGGCACTTTGGTTATTGGCTCATCGTTAACGCTTGGCGTGGCTTGCTACGGCACTTCTTTCGACTACATTAACCTGTCTCGCGTTGATGAAAATGACTTTGGCGACATAACAGTAACCAAGCGCAGAAAGTATAAGCTCATGGATTACAATGTTAGCGTGGAGAAAAGCAAGCTGGATTTTGTGATTAACCAGATAAGCAAACTGGTTGACAAGCCTTGCGTGTGGGCTGGCACTTCTGACACAGATGACGCGACGGTTGTTTACGGCTATCATACTAAGTATCAGCAAAACATTGACGCGCCTAGTTACTGCAAGTCAACAATTCAAATTAGGGAGTTAGTGTAATGCCTTACACTCCGATTTCGCCATTGCCGGCGGTGCCTAACCGCAGCTCTGCGCCAGAAACGTTTAGCGATGACGTTGATACGTTTTTATCTGCCTTGCCGTTATTGCAGGAGCAGATTAACGATTCCGGCGATTACATTGATGCGGTTGGCGTTGCAGTTGATGCGGACAAAACAGCGTCTGGCAATAGCGCTACAGCAGCAGCGAACAGCGCCGCAGCAGCGAACACAAGCGCAGGTTTGGCGGCGGGCAGTGCAAACTATAAAGGATTGTGGTCAGCGCAAACAGGCGCAGCGAATAAGCCTTACTCGGTTTTCCATAATGGCTCTTTCTGGGCGCTGAATGTTAACCTTGCAAACGTCACCACTTCCACGCCATCACTGACTAACGCAGACTGGCAGTTTGTCAGTGGGACTCGTTGGCAGGCTGTGCAGACTGGCAATTTTACAGCGGCAAAGAACGCGCTTTACCCTGTTACTGCAACATCCGCGACGCTCGACGTTACTTTGCCATCTTTCGTTGCTGGTGACTTCTTTGTTATCGCCAATAACCCAACGTCAACTCAACTGATGCGGGTTGTAAAATCAGGCGTGACAGTAACGAACAGCTTAGGCGTTGTTGTGGCATCTGGCGACAACATCACATACCGCGCAGGTCAGATTTTCCGCGCTTACGCAATCAGTTCAACAGCATTGGTGGCATACTAACATGGCAGACATCTCAGCAGATTCATTATTACCTGGCGGCGAATTTAAGGCGACATTATGCAGTGGAACTTTGTCAATCGCATCAGGCACTAGCGGCACCCTTGCCACGCTAACGCCCACTGGTGGCCGCAGCAAAATAAGGCTGACGCTTCTTTCTGTTAACGGAACCGAGTCAGGCATCAGTGTTATTGCTGATGGCGTTACAGTAATCTCCGGACTAACTCTTTCGTCAAATCCGCTAGGCGCTGGATTGTTTAGTATTGGCGTTTCAAATGCTAGCGGCTCATATTTTCCAGGGGTGGTTAGTCACATAGAAGCTTTCAACACAATTACAATCACAAAAGCTTCAGGATCGACATCTGCCCAGATACTTTACGCCACAGAGCAGGGCTTCTAATGCAGCGCCAAGTCTGGAATGGCAACAAGTGGATTGATGGACTGCCCGCAACGGTAGGGCAGCGCTTTCGCTTTATAACTGCGGGAGGCTGGCAGTATGGTACTTACGCGCCAGAGCCTGCGCCAGAAGTTGTTGATATGCGGATCACAAAGCGCTCTTTCTTTGACAGGCTAAAACCTGAAGAAGAAAAGGCAATTGACCTAGCTGGTTTTGGCGAAACAGACCAAGCCGCGGAAGTGCGTCGGTTTATTCGCAGGTTGGAGCAGTCCCCGTTTGTTGATTTGTCTTTTCAGCAGACCATTGATGCACTGCATAAGATTGAATTGATAGGCCTGATTGACTCTGGACGGGCTGAGGAAATACTAACCGCACCAATTAACGAAATTGAACGATACAGAGGTGAATGATGAAAGGCTATTTACCATCGCAGGAAGAAGTTAAGCTATTAAACGGCTGGCAGTATGCAATCGGCGTTGATGCTGATCCAGAGGCTGATTACTACGTGCTTCAGTGCTTAGTTGAAAAAGTGAAAGGCGGCGGAAAGTTTGGAGCGAGTGACTACACAACTTGGGAGATTGTCGGAACTAAGTTTGCTAGTTTAGACCAGAAGCGACCAAACGACGGCGCACAGACCGTTGCTGATGTTCAGGCGTGGCTTGATACTATCACTCCGCTACTCAATGCAAAAGTCGGTTTAGGTGGTAGCTCTGCGAATCCGCCATTTCCAACCGCTGCGACGTATCTGGACCAAGTTAAATGGTTGGCTAAGTACGGCATTCAATTAAACCAATCCACCGGCAAATTTACTGCATCAAAGGGCTGACAATGCAGAAAGTCACTCTGATTTTTGGCCGCAGCTCGAAGGCTGTCGGGCTGCTGATTCGGTTTTTTGATATTAGCCCGTATTCGCATGTTGCTATCTTGGATGGTGATTATGTGTACGAGTCAGTGGGTAGCCGATATAAAGGCAGGCTTGGTCGTCGCAAGGGTGTCATTAAAACCCATGTCGATGATTTCAAAAGGCGCTATTCAGGATGGCGCACGAAAGAAGTGTGGACAAGTAACGAATCCTGGCGCGAGCAGTGCGAGCTGATGGTTAGTAAGAAAACAGAATATGACTTTGCTGCCACATTAGGCGCTCTGTGGTTCTTCAGGCTGCTTCGAATCCACTTAGGCAGCAAGTACAGCTACAACTGTTCAGAATTCGTAGGGCACGTTTTGGAGCGCTTTGTAGGTGGGTACTCTCCAACCGTAAAAGACTTGTGGGTGATGAAAGAATGAATTACTTAGACTTCCGCCATTGGTGCACTGAATTTCTTTTGGAATTCGGCATGCACTCCGACCATTGCGTTGAGCTGCTGGCGATGATCGTGGCTCACGAATCACTTGGCGGAAAGTATCGGCGTCAGGTTGGCGGAGGTCCGGCGCTCGGACTTTACCAAATGGAGCCAGCAACGCACGATTCTATTTGGGATCACTCCGACACTATCCATGGCAAGGCGCTAAAGCTAGGCATTAAGCGCGATTTATCTAAGCTTGAGTTTGATGACCGATATGCGACTTTTGTCGCTCGCTGTTACTTGGCAATGGATAAAAACCCATTACCAAAGACACCTGAAGCGATGGCGGAATACTGCAAGTCATATTGGAATCGCACCGGCAAAGCGACGCCGCAAAAGTATCTTGATGACTATAACCGGTGGCGCAATGAGTCTGCGTGACATAGCTGATAGCGTGCTCGGATTCATCATTAAACAGCCACTGCATGTTACGCTGCGCCAAATGCGCATAGTGCCTGTCGGGCTAATAATAAGCTCGCAGCTGCTACTGTGGGAGATTGTGCGCACACTGAAGTTGCTAGACCCATCACAAGCGGCGATGGCGTTTGGCGCGATTGCAGCAGCTCTCATAGCAGCGATTTGGAAGGGCGTTGACTCACTACACCGGAGCAACATAAAAGATGATGAATAGCCTATACTTTAAACTAGGAGCCTTAGCTGCTGCATTCGCTAGCGGCTTTTGGCTGAATGGCACTCTATGGCAATCTAAATGGTCAGAGCGCGATAAAGCAGGCGCCTTATCAATCGTGGCAGCGCAAGAAGCCGAGCGAGCTAAGGAGCGTCAATGGCAAACAGATATTCAGAGAGTGCATGATGAAGCGAAAAAACGGCAAGAAACTATTGCAGCTGATGCTGCTCAGTTATCTGATACTGCTAACCGGCTGCGCGACAAAATCAAATCCATGTCCGCAGGTCAGTCAGGCGGAAATTCCGCCGCTACCAACATCAGCAGAAGCGCCGCCACAGATAAAGTTGTGCTCGGTCAGCTGCTCGAATGGAGTGTCGGAACAAATGAAACTCTGGCTAGATACGCCGACCAAAACAGAGAAGCCGCTTTGACTTGCAATGCGGCTTATAATGCGCTAAGGTAACTATGAAGCTCTGACTCATCTCAAGCATCATTCCCCAGCTGTATTTCATAGCCGCCTATCAAATTGATAAAGCGGCTTTTTCTTTGTGTATTGTCTTATAAACATTGGCAATAGAGCATCCAACATCCGCTGCAATTTTTTTTATGCTTTCGCCAGAGTGCCACCGATACAAAATATCACCTCTCCGACTAGGCTTCTGCTTTCTTCCTTTTTGCAAGCTGCATACGACAGTCCTTAATGCGTGGTTCTGTCGGCGTATTCGCTCTATTTCCTCGATTAGCTGCTCACGACTCATTTCGTATATTTTTTGTGGTAGATATCCGCTATCCATTGCGCATACCTCGCCAAACCTGCCGCACATAGATTGCAGAGCACCCAATCTCAGCCGCAACTAAGGTAGCGCTCTTTGTGCCAAAGGCCATAGCAATTCGCGAAGCAATGCCTCGGTCTCTTGGTTTGATATTATGCGGCACACCATGACGGCGGCGTGCATTTCGCACTGAGTCGATATCGACTTTCAGCTTGTCAGCCACTTCACGATTTGTTAATTCTGCCGGCTGTGACAGAATGATGTCGGTCATTTTTGAGATTCTGCGTTTCATCTCAATCTCCAGGTAAAAACTGAACCAGCGCATAAACCACAATGCAGGCTATTGCGCATCCGAAGGCTAGCCATGCGATAATCTTCATCAAACATTCCTCACAAATTCATATGTACTCGCGTGGTAAAAATTACCAGCTGCGTCTATTGCGCCATTGCCGTATGACTTCACGACAACTTCTTTACCGGTGGCTTTGATGCGTACTAGGGATTTACGAATCATTTTCAAACACTCCAAGTGCAAAATTCTGCGCCCGCCAAAAACTGAGCGTAAAGCGCTGGGCTGATAGCTAGTTCAGGCTGCTCACACTCAATGCACTGCCTGATTGTTGTTGCGCCATCTTCGCGGATGATAAATGGCTTGCCGCATATCAGCATCATTTTTTATCACTCGCAAATTTGTTGCACAAAACAACCGTTACACTGCCGTCAGTTGAGTAAGTGCGCATCTTATGGAACTCTAGCTTGCTGCAATCTTTGTGCTTGTGTTTACAGTTGGCACACTGACTGCCTTTTGGTTGGTAGTTCATCACATCCTCCCCAATTGCCTATCAGCAAAGCGTAGCACTCTTGCCAAATCATGATGCCCGTCCATATCTGCATAGATGGCGTTATCGCTAACAGTTGAGCCAAACCGATAGTTGTACCGGTCATTCTCGCAAGCGCACTCAAT